TAATAACAAAGGCTTTGACTACCCTGTTCTTCATGCTTTGCTTGAGGTGAGGAAGAAGGCGATATCTGTGTCAGGCAGGGCTGTTGCCAAGAAGGCATATGCTGTGGCGCAGGAAATCATTGCTGCACAGAATAGAGAAGGTGGTGGTACTCGTCTCAAGGAATATGTCAAGCAGGTTGACCTGTTCAAGATACATCACTTCGACAACAAGGCACGAGCCACTAGTCTGAAGATGATTGAATTCAACATGCGGTCTGACAGCATTGAAGACTTGCCATTCCCTGTTGGCACTGAGCTAACAGACAGCGAGATTGATGTGCTGCTCAAGTACAACATGCATGATGTGTTGAAGACGCTCGACTTCTTTAACATCTCTTTGAATGCCATCCGCTTTCGTGATGAGCTATCAAAGAAATACAAGCGTGACTTCACCAATCACAACGACACTAAGATTGGTAAAGACTACTTCATCATGCAGCTTGAGAAGACAATGCCTGAATCATGCTACAAGAAAGATGCCAATGGCAATCGTGTAATCAACCAGACGAAGCGACCAACCATTGCCATCAAAGATTGTCTGTTCAACTACTACGACTTTCAGCGACCAGAGTTTCAAGCCATTCACGAATGGTTCAAGAAACAAACCATCTCTGAAACAAAGGGTGTGTTCTCTGACATTACAGAAGACAAGCTTGAGCGTGTGGCTATGTTCGCTGACATGACAGTGATGCGTAAGAAGTTTAAGGCAGAGCAAATAGATGAAGAGCTTGTTGATTTCAAAGCTAAGTATCCTGCTGGGTGGATTGACAAGGTGGAGTTGAAGGCTAAGAAGAAGGGTCAGCCTGTCTACTCCTACTGGTATTGCTGGCATCAGGCTGAGACATTGAATGTGCTGGTCGATGGCTTTCGTTTTGACTTCGGCACTGGTGGTATTCATGGTAGTCTGTCATCATGTGTTGTAGCTGAGAGCGCTACACACCAGCTGATTGACGCTGATGTTAGCTCGATGTATCCAAACATTGCCATTGCCAACAGAGCCTATCCAGAACACCTCACTGACAAGTTCTGTGACATCTACAAGGATGTGTACGAGCAGCGTAAGAGCTACCCCAAGGCAAGCGCTGAGAACGCCATGCTGAAGCTGGCATTGAATGGTGTGTATGGTGACAGCAACAACCAGTACAGCCCCTTCTATGACCCGCAATATACGATGACCATCACCATCAACGGACAGCTTAGCCTGTGCCTGTTGGCTGAGAAGCTGTTGACTATTGAGGGCTTGTCGCTTGTGCAGGTCAACACCGATGGTGTCACTGTCCTGTGTCCACGAGACATGATGGACAAGTACAATGCCATCTGTGAAGCATGGCAGCAGCAGGTAGGATTGCAGCTTGAGTATGCTCATTACTCAAAGATGATTATCCGCGATGTGAATAACTATCTTGCCATCTACACTGATGGTAAAGTTAAACGCAAGGGTGCTTATCAATACGAAGGATTGGGCTGGCATCAAGATCAGGGTGGTCTGATTATTCCTATGGCTGCTGAAGAAAATATGCTGAATGGTACAGACATTAAAGATTTTGTACAAAACCACAAAGATATGTACAATTTCATGCTGAGAACAAAGGTTCCACGCAGCAGCAAGCTTATGCTGGTGATGGATGATGGTACTGAAATACAACAGCAAAACATTTGTCGCTACTATGCTTGCAAGACTGGTGGTAAGCTGGTTAAAATCATGCCAGCATTGATTGAGGGTGGTGAAGATAGACGACTATCGATTGGTAGCAGTTGGAATGTGAAGACATGTAACAACATCAAAGATTTCAGCAAAGACATCAACTACGACTACTACATTGCGGAAGCTGAGAAGCTTGTTGTACAATAGGTTTTCTTCTTTAACAAAGGAAGCGGTATAGGTAGCCCCGTTAGCGCTACCATTTTAACTAAGGAAATATGATGGACAATCTTGTTAAGTTTAAGTGTGATCTGATGTGGGCACAGCTGACTAAGGTCAACGACATGAGTGGTAAGTATCAGGTGAATCTGTGTAATCTCAGCGATGCTGCTGTCAAAGCATTGGAAGCATTGGGTATGTCTACTCTGAACAAAGATGGCATGGGTAACTACATTACCTGCAAGAGCAACACACCTATCAAAGCTTTTGATTCGGATGGTGATGAGATTAAAGAACTCATCGGCAATGGCAGCAAAGCCAAGGCTGTTGTCAATCCCTACGAGTGGGCATACAAGAACAAGAAAGGTGTTAGCCCTTCGTTGAAGAAGCTGGTAGTCACTGACCTTGTTGTGTACGCTGACGGCGCTGGGAGTCTTGACGATGACGATCTGCTCTGATCTGGAACAGGCTGAACGGCATGCCTACATTAGTGGTGACACTAAACGGGCTGCTCCACTAGCTGAGATTATTGATCTGCGATACGAGGTTGATAATCTTCAGTATCGGCTTGACCCATATGGCGATGACAACAGCACTGATTGACAGTGACATAGTTGCCTACCGCATAGCATTCGCATGTAAGGATGAAAATGAAACAACCGCCAAGCATAGGCTTGATGGATATCTCATTGACATCCTTGCATGTGGTGTTGACAGAACATATCCTGATTGCTTTGTAGATAGTTGGAAGCTCTTCCTTACAGGGAAAACAAACTTCCGTAAGGACATAGCTGTAACAGCTGTCTACAAAGGAAACAGAACCGCCCCAAAGCCTGATCACTTGCAAGCATTGCGTGAGCATATGATAAAGGAATGGGGCGCTAGTGTTTCTGAAGGGCAAGAAGCTGACGATGATGTTGCAATAGCTGGCACTGAGCTTGGCGACAACGGCATCATGGTTTCATTGGACAAGGACATTGATCAGGTGGCAGGGTGGCACTACAACTTCATTAAGAAGCAGGGCTACTATGTAACTGAAGCAGAAGGAATGTTCAAGCTATACCATCAAATACTGACAGGGGATACAGCAGATAACATCATTGGCCTTAAAGGTGTTGGTCCAGTTAAAGCTAACAAGATACTGGAAGATAGCATTGATGAGTACGATATGTACTGGCGCTGTGTTGAAGCATATGATGGTAATGAATATCGTGTACTTGAGAACGCTCGATTATTTTACTTACGCAGAACAAAGGACGAAACATTATGGATGCCCCCGAAGAAAGCCTTAGACCAAACGATGTAGCAATGGTGCTGCGTCCTATCACTGTTGCTAATGAGCCTTGGGATGGTAGCTTTGAAATCTTGATCACAGGCATTGGTCCTGCAACGATGCCAGAAGATAACATCCGCGAGTTGATTAGCATGGCAATGCTGGTGGCTACTACCATCCCTATGATGGAAGGTGATGTGGACCTGACAGAGAAGATCATGGTTGAGTGTGCTAAATTGTATGGTGAAGCTGATGATGTTAATATCGAGAAGATGATGGTCAGCGACACTGGCATGACCCTCACTATCAACAGCAAAACTTTTGGAGGTATGCAATGAACCAATGCAACACTTGTTTTTATGGGTCTAACATGTATCAAAGTGAAGACAGCATTTGCTGGACATGCAACTTTTATGATAAGTGGGTAGCTGAAGACTTCTTAGCGAATGTACCAGACACACCTACGAAGACAGCATGGTATATTAAACCAAACTTAGATAAAGACATTGTTGGTAATAACCACCTACTTGATGCTTTGACATACGGCGTTAAAACTGGTGTCAAGTTTGATCAGGACAAACCTCAGTGGACTCTAGTTCCTTTCAAAGCCTTTGATGAGGTGGTGAAGGTATTGACTATCGGTGCTAAGAAGTATGCTCCTGACAACTGGAAGAAGGTTCCTAATGCACGGCAGCGCTACATTGATGCAGCGTTCCGTCACATGTCAGCTTACGCCAGTGGTGACAAGCTTGATGATGAGACAGGTAAGAGTCATCTGGCACACGCCATGTGCTGCTTGTTGTTTCTATTAGCATTCGATCTAGATAGTTCTTTGGAGAAAGATAATGACTAAGGTTACTGTCAGTGTTGAGTTTCATGTAGACGTAGATGATCTTGGGTCTGCTTACAGCAACGAAGATTATCTAGTCGAAGAAATTAAAGAGCAAGTATCTTATGGGCTATATCGATTTGATGCTCAAGAGATTGTGTTTACTCGTGTAGATATTGAAGGACTATGATGGATAGTATTATTATTCGACTAGCAACTAACGGCTTCATCGTTAGTTATATGGGTGATGAAGGCGCTAACTGCTGTCAGCAAGACTACATTGCCTATGACATTACAGAAGTTTGTAGCATTGTTCGTGACATCTTACGGGCAGAGACATACAATGTTGACATGTCTCATGTTGTAACTGATACCATGCCGCATGCATAACTCTGGTGAGTGGACAGACGCGAAGTTCCGAAGCTTCATCACTTCGGCGCTTCGTGCTGCGTCAAGACGATGGCCTCCTAAGTACAAGGCTTTAAAAGAAGCTCTTGTTGGTAGGAAGACTAACGCAAAAACTGGTAAGATTGCAATGCACTATAAGTGTGTCACCTGTGAAGGCATCTTCATTGCTGCTGATGTACAGGTAGATCACATCCACCCTGTCGTTGACCCTAAGAAAGGCTTCGTTAGTTGGGATGTGTACATCACTAGGATGTTCTGTGAGATTGAAGGACTACAGGTGATGTGCAAACCTTGCCACAAAGAGAAGACTACACAAGAGAAACTTGAAAGGAAAAAGAAATGAACTACCACTCTCGTAAGTTTCTGAATAGCAAGAAAG